AAATGATAAAATTCCGCAATCTTGCCGGTGATGCATACCCAACCATGTGTAAGGCTGTCAGTTCTATCTTACCTGATGATATATTCAAGCAAAAAGTTAGGGATTTGGCTAAATCTCTTAATATCATAGTCTATGGCAAGCATGAATCAGAAATGCACAATAAGGTTGGTGATGAGTCTAAAATTCGCGAATTGTACGAGTTGGAATCACAGATAGCCCAGTGGATAAATTTGGGCTTGGTCACAAACTATGGACAACTTAAGAATGCATTGCAAAGATTGTATTATCAGAAGCATCCTGTGATGCTTCCGCTTTAATTAGGAGGAAGGTTATGAGTGATTTACGAGTAGTGACATTGGATGAACTAAAGGCTCAGATGCGTGTGGATTTCGAAGATGAAGATGAGATTATCAAGTTGTACGGTTGTGCTGCGGAAGATGCGATAATTTCCGGAACTTACCGGACGCTGGAGGAGTTGAAATGTATAGGTTATGCAGAAAAAAACAATGGTTCCCAGGAAGGCGAATCATTTCCTGACAGGTTGAGGCTTGCCATATTGATACTTGCTGCCCATAACTATCGGAATCGGGAACCTGTGGCTTCTATTTCTCAGAATCCGGTCCCGTATTCCATTGATGTGTATTGCAAACCATATAGAAAACTAACGGACAGGGAGGTATAAAATGTTAAGAGCGGGTAGTTTGAATGAGCGTGTGGATATCCTCCTTCCGGAAGTTTCAAGAGGAAATTTCGGAGAGCAAAAGGTTGAGTTTGTAAAGAGTAAGACTGTGTGGGCGGATGTCGTATATCAGAGAGGGGCGCAGGCTTTGACAGCAGGTGAGACATGGATGTCGAGAAGTATAAGTGTCAGCATGCGGGACAATTCGTTGGTTAATGATCGCTGCCGTTTGAAATGGGACGGGAAAACTTATGCCATTGAGAGTTTTAATAGAAGCAAGAGCGATGGAAGTATATCACTTGTTTGCAATGTGATCGATGAAGGGAGCAATGTCGAAAATGAGTAACCTAAAATGGCTGAAAGAAGGTAATATAGAAAGAGTAAAAAATGGCATCCTCTATGAGATGCATCCTTTATAGAGTTATTTTCGAATAGGCTGCATCTTCTAAGGGAGCACCTGTTGAATGTTTGATTATTATGGAAGAAAGAAAAAGAGAGATACGTAGTGCATGTGGCGGATATTTCCAGCCACGTTTGCGGGAAGTCACCGAAGGCGGGGAATCAAAACGTGTTATTGAAGGTTACGCGATTGTTTTTGGCGTTGAGAGCCGTATGCTGGTTGATTATTGGGAAGACTACCGTGAGATCATAGAACCGGGGGCTATCACGGAGGATGAACTGGCGCAAATGGATATCAAGATGACGATGTGGCATAACCGTGAGAAACTTCTTGCCAGAAGTAACAAGGGTGTCGGTACGTTAAAGCTGTCGGTTGATGATATAGGGGTAAAGTATGAATTTGAGGCTCCGAACACTTCTGACGGAGGGAATGCCTATGAGCTGGTAAAGCGTGGGGATATGTCCGGTAGTTCATTTACGTATTGGAGTGACGAAAGCTCGTCTGTCAGTTACACTAAGGACGATGATGATATTATGATACGTCATGTGAAGAAGATAAACATGATCTACGAGATGACTCTGGCCAGTGATCCGGCATACGTGCAGACTAGCGTGACAGCCCGCGAAATAACATTGGCCGGCTTTAATATAGAGCGTAAGGAGGAGTCAAAAGACGAGAATACGGATGAACTCCGTAAGCGTGAGCAGGCAATAAGTGATGTAAGAAAAAGAAGTAAACAACATTTTTTTAATTAGGAAAATATGAATAAGGACAAAAAAGTAAGTGTACAACAGTACATCAAGAGACGAGAAGACATTGTTATCCGTATGAATGAAATTGCGGATGCTGCGGAGAACGAGAACAAGCGGGAATTTACCGATCCGGAGAAGGAAGAACTAAAGGTTCTTGAACGGGAGATGAACGTACTGGATGTAAGGATTGCGAGTGCCGAGAAAACGGGCTATGTGACAGTAACCAGCCGTGAAGCCGCTTTTGATGCGTTTTTGAGGGAGAATATGAAGAAAATGGATCAATTCCAATTGAAACGCGAATATACCGGTATGATGGTCGCCGGTGCGGAACCGTTGATTCCTTTGACGATAAACGACATTCTGCCTCCCTTGGAAGAAGGATTGATTTTGAGTAAGGTGGGCCTTCCTTTAATGACGGGTCTTTCCGGTGATTATCTGTGGCCGACCGTTGGATCCATTGAAGCGGAAGTAGCGGGTGAAGGCGTGGAATTGACTGATAAGAAGGTTGATTTTGGAAAGATTAAACCGGAACCGACACGCGTGGGTGTAACTGTGAAAATGACAAACCAGACCATTATGCAGACGGAAGGTGTTGCTTATGAAGTGGTAAGACAGCAGCTTCCCCAGGCAATGGCGCGCACTCTTAACAAGATGATGTTTACCACATCAAATAGTATCTCTCATAAGCTTGTAGGCCCGTTTGCCGCCATTGCAAAAACTTCTCCGGTTGCTATTAGTACATTAACAACAAAGGCAAAGAGAAAAGCGGCCAATTATATTGCTTTCGAAGGTGCTATTCCTACTTATAAGGAATTGATCCTGATGCGTGCATTGGCACTTCTTAAGGGTATTGAGGGGCTGAATCCTTGCTTTGTCATGGATGAATATACTAAGGGTGAACTGGAATCCACGGAACGCACTCCGGGCAGTGGTAGAATGATTGTTGAGAATGGTACTGTCGCCGGTATTCCTATCTTTACAACAAACTATATCAATGACGATACCAATACGTATGTGGGCTTCGGTTATTGGGGATATGAACCATTGCAGGGTTTTGGCCAACAGCGTTTTATCATTGATCCGTATACCGGTGCTACCAGTGACTCTGTCCGCTTGACATTGAATGCGGATTGGTCCATGACTACATTACGTCCGGAAGCCTTTGTTCTTGGAAAGTGTGCATCTGAATAATGCCGTTCTTCTGTTTTTTATTTTGGTTTTGTAAGTTTCTTATTTTGCGGGCGGACATTTGTTTCCGCCCGTTTTTACTTAACGGATAATGGTATGGCAAATTTAATCATGCGTCTTATAATGGACGCTTCGAAATATGATAGTGGACTGCAAATAGCGCAAAAGAGTATAGATAAGTTTATCGATAAGAACACTTCATTGAATAATGTTATGAAAGGCGCTCAGGGGACTATAGCAAAAATGGCCGGCACGCTAGGTATAGCTGTAGGTGCTGGTGAAGCGTTTAATAAAGTGTTAAACTCATCTCAGGTTTTGGGTGATGCAACAGCCGCGACTATAGAAAGCGCAAAGAAAAGTATCGATGAATTTTTTTATTCTTTAGGATCAGGTGATTTTTCTGCATTTATCAATGGATTGGATAATATAATAGCGAAATCTAAGGAGGCTCATAGTGCTTTGGATCAATTGGGGAATACAAAGATTTCATTTGATTTTTATGAAAGTGAATTTGATGAGGCTATAGCGAAAGCAAGGTTAAATGCGAAAAATAAGCAACTTGATGAAGCTGAAAGAAAAAAGGCGTTTAAAGCATGGGATGATGAGCTAAAGAAAAAAGAAGAGGCGGGACAAACGGTTGCAAATGACGCTTTAGATGCGCTTACAAAATCTATTGTTGTTGGAACCCAATTGAGGGCTTCGGATATAAATTTTGAAGATTTTAGAAAAGTGATGAAAATCGATTTAATGCCTTCAAAATCAAGAAGTGAAGCCAAAAGCTATTGGACGAAGCAATATGAAGATTATAGAAAATTGGCAGATAGGATAGAGAGTGATCGAAGGGTGGACGTTGCGAGAACAAATGACTATGGTCGGACTAAATCAATCAATGACGCTGCTAAAATAGCGCAAGAAGGTGCTGCTGTAAAATATAAAGACGCGATAATATATAACACGTTATTGAATAAATTGAGTGATGATGAACTAATAAAATTAAAAGAACTGGGTAAGCAATATTATTCTGTATCTCAATTGGTTTCTCAACAAAGACAGGAGTTTAATGAATCAACAACAGAATTTAATAATTCAATCACTGCGTCAGCTAAAGCAAAAGAAACTGCGGCTGCTGCGGCAGCAAAAGCAATAAAAGAGGCCAAAGAAAAAAACATAGATCCCTTCCTTGGTAATGAACAACTAAATGAGGAAATAAAAGCCGTAATATCCGGTAAGGATGCAATGAGTCAGGAGGTATTGGATGCAATCGGTACCGGTAAAACCCTCCCGATATTGACTCAACCTATCCAGGCTACAATGATAAACAGTGAAGATGAGGTAGTTGAAGGAGAGGATCCGGCGGACGCACTCCGGAGGAAGCTGGAAATGTATACTCTCGCCCAGAGTAAGATACAAGAATATACCAATATGTTGTCTGTGGCTAACGAGGAAGAGAAAGCATATTTGAACGAGCAGATTGAGATATGGAGGAGGTATTCAGAGGAAATAGGGATAGGAACTAGGAGAAATGGTACCGATGAATTAGCCTCTGACTTGGATAAAGTAAGTGACGCTCTTATTAGAATGGGTGGATTATCAGATAGTGTGTTTGGTTCTATGCTCAGTTATGTCGGAGGGATATCCGGTGCTGTTGTATCGGCAATTCCAGCTATTGAAGCATTGACTGCTTCCCAAATGATACAAGCTAATGCCAATACAAAAGCGGCCGTTTCCGGGGCCGCTTCTTCGGTTGCTAATATTCCCATTGTTGGTCCAATGTTGGCCGTTTCTGCCGTAGCATCTGTTTTGGCGGCAATAATGAATATCCCCAACTTCGCCGAAGGCGGTATCGTTGGCGGTCATAACTATATGGACGGTATTACAGCCCGTGTAAGTAGCGGAGAGATGTTTATCAATGAAGCCGATCAGAAAAAGTTGTACGACTCTATCCATTCCGGAGATTTGGGCGGAGGGAATAGTGGTAGAACGGTTATAACCGGGGAACAGATAGTTACCGTTGTCAACAACTATGGCAAGAGAACAGGAAAGGGTGTTATTTTGAAGGGGTAAGGCTATGGAAGGAATAAATGCAGGCTATGTTATAAAAACTCCTGTAATACAAATGGATGCCCGTGGTGCATTAGGCTTGTTGAAACGTCTGAGTTATGATGAGATCCTTAAGAAGAAAGATATCAGAAAGTTGCTCCGTAAGAGTCTGAACGAAGCCAAAAAGGAGGTTCAATCTGCTGCAAGAAACGTGTTGCGTAATGATCCAAGAAAGGCGTATATGGGAGTAAAGGTTGGTATGTATAGAAGGGTATTGGGTGGTAATGTTTCTCTGTATAATCAACGGTCTGCCGGTAAATCGAGTTCGTATGAACCTCCAAGAGGAGGCCGGAGTGGTATTCGCCGTAATAGAAAGAAAAGTCCGCGCACAATGCAGGTTGATTCTTATTATGGAAAGGACCGTGCTTTCATATTGAGAATGCACAATCAGGGAACCAAAGATCGTATGGCTTTTAAAAGAACCAAAAGCAGAAATGGGAAAACCGCCAATCGTGGTTCATTAAGATCGTTGAATTTCTTCTCCGTGTCTGATGCGGCGGTAAGGAAAGCTGCCGATTCGTTA